CAGCAAGCTCAATCGTCTTGATCTCGCAGTCCATGTTGTCTGCATATGTCAGGCCATTTCTCAGCGCGCGAAGCGTAATTTCCGCGAATTGTGCGCTAAAGTTGATAAAGTCCGCGAGACTTTGCCCAGCCTCCGTTGAGAGAGCTTTCGTAGTTTCAAAAATTCGCTGAATTGTGATTTTTGCCATTTTTAGCCCCACCTACCGAATCGTTTGCTCAACCCCCACTTCGGGGTGCCCGTTGCCATGCCTTCTATGCCTGCCTCAAATTCATCCCTTTGAGTTGGGTTACTAAAAACAAACTCGTTCGCAAACGTCTCACTTTTTCTTATCGGATTCTCACGATTTTGGACGCGGTTAGCATACATCAGAGCAGCCAAGGCGTCACAGTGACCGATCCCCTGAGGATCGTCAAATCTCTCAAAATCCGTTTTATTTTTGTTAAAAACCCCACCACGAATTGAACGAATCAGAAACTTGCATCTCGGGTGAATCCAGATTTGATCGAGCTCAAAGAGATTTGACATCGCTTGCACCCCTGCCAGCCAGTCCGCTTTGGGCGGCATTTGCCACGTGTCTGAGACTGTGTCAGACTCGTAGTTATATATGTCAATCAAAGTCTGTCCAGGAACGTCGGCGGTTTTCTGATACCAGTCAACTTTCCAATCGTGGATCTCATCGAGAATGCGTGCCGTAGGAGTATTGCGTTGGAAAAACTTTTCATCCCAAATCAAGAGTTTATCGGCCACGTAATCATATGAGTGCCACAGTGCCACGGTTAAATCTCGAATCCCCCCCCAGTCTACTGTCAAATGCTGATACCCACTTTTGTCGAGCTCGTACTCTTTGACGTGTTTTTGTGGGTCAAACCCGGGAATGACCACTTTCGATCTCACCCTGATAATTTCAGCCATATACTCACGGCGCCACGCATCAGTGTGTTCTCCCCCAGATCTGCGCTGAGCTTCCTCAATTTGGCCTTGAGTGATTGTTGGGGAATCGTAGACAGTGTAGCGAAATGCCGTCCCCAAACTTTCAGCCTCGGGCAAAATACGCGTGTGGAGCGGGTGGTCTGGTTCCTCGCTTGGGCTTGATACAAAGATCTCCATCCCTCGTGAGCGCAGTAGCTGAGGGCCTAAAACGCTGTCAACGCCGTAATTAAAGTCCTCGCTTTTGACGAATCCGCATTCTTCATAGATGATGAGCGAGGCATTCCCTCCTCGATTTCCATCGACGTGAGCGCGCTCTAAAGCCCCTAGGCGAAGCGACGAACCGTTGTAGAGGTTATATCGGTACTCGCTCTTGACGGGCCAAATGAGACCCTCTGGTGCATCCTGAATGATCGCCTGGAGGTTGTCAGCCACGAGATCTTGACACTGCGTATAAGTAGGGGCGATGATGCGTGCAATCTTGTTCGGATTCTGCAGCAAATACATAAGCGCATAGACACAAGCCCAGTACGTTTTGCCGATCTGCCGTGAGCTCAGGATCAATATCTTGCGCGAATCTTGCTTCATGACAGTTTTGCTGATTTTGATCTGCAACGCGTCAAGTTTAAAACCGAGCTCGCCCCTCAGCCACAAAGACGTTTTGACATCGTGGACACTTATGTTTTTTAGTTCTTTAGTTGTCTGCATAATCAGGCACGAAACATTTTTCAAATTCGGGTTCTTGTTTTTCGCTCAAACACTCAAACACATCTACTTTGCAGTTACCGTTATCCCCACACCAAAGGGCCGAGACTTTGGCTTTTTCTAAAGTATTGGCAAACACGGGAGCAGGTGCGGTGGGAGGTTGAGGCTGAGTGTCAGCCCAAACTTTTGCAATGCCCAAAATTGCTATTACTGCTATTAACCATAATTTTATCATTTTTTTAAACTCGCTATTACAATGTTGATTGCAACATAAAGCCCAAAACTCGCAAGCCCCAAAGCAATCCAACTCAAAGCCACGTCAGTCATCTTTTTTTGTCTCGTAGTGGTAGTTGTCAGTTATTTTTTGATGCACGTGCCAATCTCGCTCATGCCAAGTCCAATCCGTTGGCCATTCTAATTTATCGACAAATCCCTCAGTATGAAAAAGTATAGCATTAGTTGGGACGCAAAGAAAATTGCCTTCAAAAGTCTCGATTAAGTGCCCACACTTATGCTCCCTTGTGTCCGTTGCTTCGGTTTTCCAGTCCCTGTCAGCCCAATCCAAGGTAAAAAGATACTTGCCTGCGTGGGTTTTGCCTGCGATGCGGGCAATGACGCGTGAGTCTTTTAGCCAATCAAAGAGGGTGACAGAAATATGCTCGGACTCACAATTCCAAAAGTAAGTTTGCTCAAGACTGCGTATTTCAGCCGCTGGATCAGCACACAAATAATTGAGAGGCACGCGCCACCGCACTGCTCCGCAAGCTGTGTGAATGTGGAAAAGAGGGACTTGACCCTTTAAAGATGTGACTCCAAACACGACACACTCAACAGCGCTCGGGGTAGGTGGCCCTGACAAAAAAGCCTTTTGAACATAACAACGCCAGTACGGCAGGTTCGCATTTATTGACATTTCGACCCCAATTTGTTAAAACACCAAAGCGTTTACAGTTATACACCTGTAACCGCGAAATCACAAGCTTTTTTCCCAGGCATGGGGCTTGCAATATGGTATTGTGAGGCCCGATAATGGGTCGGTTGTTCTTGTTGGGTTCATATTTGTAGTGGCTTTGGGTATTTGTCAGTTTCTATTTAAGATAGATATTTGGTCGTGGGTAAAAGATAACTAATCGAAGAGGAGTTACTATGACTATTGATGTAAAACAGATATTAGAAAACCATCAGCTTTGGTTAACAGGTAAGGGTGGGAAGAAAGCTGACTTGTCCGATGCTAACTTGTCCCGTGCTACCTTGTCCCGTGCTGACTTGTCCTGTGCTAACTTGGTCGGTGCTAACTTGTCCCGTGCTACCTTGTCCCGTGCTATATTGTCCGGTGCTAACTTGTCCAATGCTAACTTGTCCAATGCTAACTTGTCCGATGCTGACTTGTCCGATGCTGACTTGTCCGGTGCTGACTTGTCCTGTGCTAACTTGGTCGGTGCTGACTTGTCCCGTGCTAACTTGTCCGGTGCTAAGACACCGTACCCCATATATCAGTTTTTTATAGGCAAATTCAATGGGGTAGCTAGTCCCCATACTCTTCGCATCGGCTGTGAGGAGCACGATTGGGATATATGGTTGCAAAAGTATAAAGAGATAGGTGAAAAAGCTCAATTTTCCGAGCAAGAAATTGACCAACATTATCAAGTAATAAAATTGTACTACAAACTATTAACAGGGAAGGTCGTTTGATGAACCGAGGTTTGAAACTCAACGGCAGATACTGCGAAGTCGAAATCGATGTCCGTCACGGGGGGATCGTAGGCGGATCCTGGGAGGATACCCGTGAGTTTCTCACCGATAAAGAGCTCCAGTGGCTTGAGGAGCTTTATCCGGAGTACTTAGATCCGCAAAAAATCGCGCAAGAAATACGCGATGAGATCATGTTTGAGCAAGGGTTTAAGGGGGATTACTGATTCACACAATTAATAAGCTCCACTCAAACCATGTAATTTATATGCAATGTCTTCTAGCACTTCCATCTCTACCTCATCGCCATTTTTATCTAAAGCTTTCATGCGCACCAACGGACCTTTTTTGCCTGTAAGATCACACGTTCCAAATTCAGTATCTGCCTCTGGATCTACCGACGACCAGGTGCGATTGTCAATATCTTCTAATCCGTATTTTTTAATAAATTTTAGATCACTTATTTTTTCAAGAATTTCTTGTTCTTTTAAATTAGCCTCGTCAGCTTTTCGCAACATCTCTTTTTCGTCGATCGAGCGGACTTCAGCGGGATTTGCCTTTTGCGTAATAGGCAATTCCGTTTTGCCTGCCTGCTTCGCGATGATCTCCCCAACCTTTTCAGGATCCTCAGCCTTCATTGCTGCTCTGATCTTTCGGTATTTGCCTTGTTTCATAGCTTTCGCGACGCCAGGCAAAGGGATAATCGTCCCTGCCACGTCAAACTCCGTCTGAGGCACAATCATCTCGTGCGCAGCGCTCGGGATTGAAGCCAAGCCTGAACCTAGGCCCTCATAGCCAGCGCGTGCTAAGGGGTCTACTACGCGCTCCTGAAGCATAGTGTCGAAAGCTTGTTGGGCCTCGACTCCAGGTGGGAAAGGTCTGTTCCACGGCAAAGTTTCCGGTGGAAGGGGTTGAGCTCCCATTTGAGATTGATAGTGCTCAAATATAGCGCGTCTCTTTTCGTCAGTGTCGCGCTCAGGATTGTATGGTGTGACGCCGAAAGTGCTCTGGACTTTTGGGAATCTCATGTTGTCAGGTCCTCTCCCCCGAGCGATATTGGAGCGCTGTGGTCAGTCATGAACTGCCCTCTCCAGGATGGTCTCCAGGCGCATCGATCCAATGCTTACAGCGCATGCAATTTTACCTTTTTTGGGTAAGGTTTTGCAAGTTTTTGTATTTGTAAATGCATTTCATTATCTAGTGGCATTAAATACTTTAACTTGCCTTCGTCCTTTATTTTCCTAGCTTTCGGGTCAATATTTTTTTTTATAAAATCTAAGCTGGAACAACCAAAAATAGAATTCACAGAACGTCTGTGCCTTTTTTGTCCTTGTACAACAATTTGAGTTTCTGAAGAAGTACGACCAACAAAAACCCAATTCATGGCTTGATAAATTGCACCCACATGGTTTTGCTCAGGATCAGCATAAGAAACTATTAAACGTAATTTAGGACAAAATTTCCTTAAAATTTTTATCGATATTGCTACAATTTTTGAAACTTGATTTTTATGACTTGTAAGTGCGACTCTTGTCAATTCACATATTTCCGTCATTTTTAAGTTATAAGGTTTCCCTATCATAGGATTGGCACCCGACGAAAATATAATGACGCCAATAAATTTTTTTTCTTCCCACACTCCAATTTTTACTGTTTTCCCGCTTGGAAGACATTTTGAATAATGCCATTTTTCACAGGCATATTTTGCAGCTTCATGACTACACCAATCAAGATGTAAATTCATGATTGCACGCTGGACATATTATCGTTTTTTTCTGATCTAACTTTCCTTGCTCTCCCTCTGTTGCTGGACTAAAATCGGGATCATCGGGTAAGCTTTTATCCTCAATCACAGCCCAAAATGCATCATTAAAACCCAAAAGATCAACATCGAATTTGGCCATCTCAAGATCTTTTATTTCGAGGCTTAAAAGGGACGTGTCCCAACTTGCATTCTCGGCAAGACGATTGTCCGCAATCACATAGGCTTTTCGCTGTGTATCCGTTAAATGGCCTAGCTCAATGGTGGGCACTTCTTTGAGCCCGATCAATTCCGCTGCAAGAGCCCTACCGTGGCCAGCAACAATATCGTTCTGCGAGGATATCAATATAGGATTGCAGAAACCAAATTCTTTGATACTAGCTGCAATCTGTTTCACTTGAGTGGGACTGTGCTCGCGGCTGTTGCGTGCATAAGGGATCAGTTCGTCTAATTTTCGATACGTGACTTTTAAGTTTTTTAAAGCTGGCTTCAATTTCTTCAGGTCCTCTCCCCCGCGCGTTGCTGTTTCAACCGTGTCTCTTCGGCTTTCTTGTCGTTGCCCGCAATAATCTCACTTGATCCATTTTAATAACTTTTAGTACTTCTAAGATTTCGTCCAGCTTTTTAATAAGATCGTTAAAATCAGGCTGGCTCGTCAATAGTCACCCCATGCGCGTCTATAGTTGTCAATTCTCCTATGAGCTTAACAAGCTTTTCCGTCGGGATCGAGCGCAAAGCCTCTTTCTCCACCGTAATCTCTTGTTTTTGTACAACTTTCCCGACCATGCGGTCGAGGACGGCATTGAGTTTGTTTGCGTCGCCGTGCATCGCAGCACTTGTGAGCACGTTGATGATCGCTAAATCCCCAACCTCTGTTGACTCGTCGGCAATCAGCGCCTTGAGCTGAGGGCGCGTGAGGCGCCAAAAAAAGGCAAACCGCTCTCTAATCGTGTCGGGAGTGATCTGTTCCGCGCTTTGCGGTATTTCACCGACGCTCTGCCGCATCGCTGCCGCGGCGTAAGTTGGTCGTTGGAATTTTGGCATCGTTTCAATTTATTTTTGGGTTAAATCAGGAATTCGCGCTGCGCGCGATCTGCAGCCATTTGCCGCTAATCCATTGCAATTTGATGGTATCGTATTGGTCAGGCTCCCAGGCCGCGCTTAAGACGCAATTCCCCGTACTATTGAGCTGGGCTTTTGTCGAGCTACCAGAGATTAAAGCGATCGTCAGCTCTTGACCCTCCAGGTAGCCATTTGTAATCGTAAAAGTCCTGTTGGCCGCGGTAGTGTTGTCGGATTGTAAGCGAAGAAGCGCCGTCTGGGGTTGCAAAAGCACAACCTGGTTGTCTACGGTCAGCACCACGTCTTGAGGCAGAGCTCCCAGGGGTTGACCGACAACTAAATATCCATCTCTGAAATTCATTTGAAAATCCTCTTATTTCTTAGGCTGTTGCGCTTTAAAAAAGTCGAAGCCACGTTGGGCGTCTTCAAGAAGTTCTATCTTAGCCACGAGCGTCTGATTGATCTCTGCACTCTTCGCAACATGTTGATTTGCACGACTTAGTTGCGATTCTATCTCAGTTTTCAGTGAATACGCAAGCTTAAACGCGATCCTGAGGAAAAAGAGGACTGCAACAGTCAGTCCGAAAGCGATGCCCGACATCGTCAAAGTAAAAAAGCTAATAAAATCAACCATCGTGTTTTTGCACTCCTTAAAGTCCTATCTGCACCGATGCCAAAAAAGCCAATAAAATCAACAATTGAAATTATTGACCTTTTTCGGCTAAACAATTATCGCCGAATCCACTCTTTTACCACCTACCTCGACTTTTTTCAATCGGATTGTCAGGTTAACTCCAATCCAGCGGCTCTGATTTTCCGGTGGTTTTGTTTACGTGTTTTTTGTGCGTGTATTATTCCATACATTTGTAGCTATTTAATTTCGTTCAATGTTTCGGATGTTTCGGATGAGTGTTGCCGGTCAAACTATCTGAAACTTTGTTGACCGAAACATCGATACGTCAATTGTTTGTGTATGTTGTATTCTTTCTTTCTTTTCTGTTTCAGATGTTTCAGATAAAAAGATAAAATAATATATAGAATAAAACAGAAAGAAAAAAGAAAACCCCCGATTTCGGGGGTCATCCGCCACAGCTATGATTTTATTGCAAATTCATCCGAAACAATATCCGCAACACATCCGAAACAGATCCGAAACATCCGCCACAGTGTTGATTTTATTGTTAATTTTTTTTTAGATTTTTAGTTTAGATCCTTGGGGCTTAAAATAAAGTGAGTATTCTATTAATTTTGTGGTGGTGTTCTATTAAAATTTTTTGCTTACTCAATTCAATGTCGCTTATTTTATAACATTTTATAGTATTTTTACGACCCGTAATACGTCTGTCTTTTGTAATCCACCCGATTTTTCTACATAAATCTACCACATCCCCTGTGTGTGGCATAGCATATTTAACGTTGCGCTTTTCAGGATTCCACTCCCTCCACAGTTCGAACATCGTATGATTTGAAATATAAAGCGTGTTTGTCTCTTCTGATAAAATTCCAGGATATGGGTCACTATGCGAGCTGTAGTAAAGACGGATTGCTTTAAGTACATAATCCCTGAAATATTCGTGATCATTGGTAGAAGAAATTGCTTTTTGGTCTGCAGCGTTTTTTTCCTGCATCTGTGCAGCTTCAATTGGCTGAAGAAACTTGTTGAGGATCATGTGTTCCCACTCGGGGAATCGAGTAATTGCTTTGCTAAAATGCACGGGCTCTTGTTGCAAAATCCAAATGATGTTGCGCAAAATTGACAACCGATGTTCTTCGATGTGTTTTTCCAGCCTATAGCTGTAATGTTGGTCATTGTCTGAAGGAATTTGCAGCCGAATTACAATACCTCGGTCAGCAAGATCTTGGTCAACGCGCGGCATGTTGGCTGTAATGTTCCAACATGTCCTATTAGGGACTTTCTTTTGTCCCTTATAATAAGCATGGGCTTGCACCCAAGCACTGGTGATACAACGTTCCAAAATGCCTGGCGGTAGTTTGGTCTTCAAATTGTCGATTCTAACCATCGAATGCACGCACAATTCTAGGATAGAGTTTAGCATTTGAGGCTTGTCGCCGTCTGGGCTGAGGTCAAACTCACTCTTGTGGATTTTTTGCAGTGCTTCGACGTAGGTTGATTTTCCAATTTTTTTTGTATTGCTTTCGTCATATCCATCGGGACCGGCAATAATAAAAAGCGGCTTTTTGCCCATTGTCCCCCAAGAGGGCGTCACTAAGTGGGCATACATAAGCTTGCGATCGAGATCTGTTAATGGCCTGAAAAACTCGTCGATAAAACGGCAAATTGCCCCATTGTTTTCTGGCTCACCGATTTCTCCAAGGACCAACTCACCCGGAATTTTAGGCCAACTTGGATAACGCGATATTTTGCTGTAATGCGGCACTAATTGATTTTTAATTGTCCGCTGGAACGATCTAAAATTAATGGCATTATAACATTTGTTTTTACCAATAAAATCTACTGTCACGTTAGCTTGATTAAAACTATTTTCTAATTCAAAATGATCATAAATTGGACTTACTTTCCAATCTGATATTTTTTCTTCATCGTTTGTATAATCTTCTAATTGTTCTTTGTTATATATAGTATAGTCACAAAGAACGTTGTTCAAATTTATTAAATTCAGCGGAAGTAATTGTTTGCAAGATTCTTCAAGTTGTATTTGCGTTTTTGCTACATTGGTTTTTGCATCTAATGCAACATAATTTGCAAAGACTGCCATCGTGTCATTGTTTTTTTCTTGCTTCTTTTCAACAAATTGTTGTATTTTGCCCATGAAGTTGATCTTTCCTTTCTTTTGGGTCGGCTTCAACGCGGTCAATCAGTTCCAATGATTAATCGCAACCTTCAGTGGAGAAGGACATTACTATACATGGGTGTTCTTCTCCACTTAAACTTTTTTTCTTAGCAAAAATGATTCCGCATCGAAAACGACCTTGAGTTAAAAAAATAATAAAAAAGGCTTAATTGGTTTTGATGGTTTATACTTATTTATTTGGCTTGTAAAGCGATAATTTTTTTACAAACCCTGTTAATGCATCCATTTGCTGAAGTCCTTTCATAGACCAACA